CTTTTTCATCATATGAAGGTATAACAATCATATTAGAATAATGCCCGTGCTCACAATAACCAATTTGATATTTTAGTATATCATATTTAGTAATACCACGGCGTTTTAGGTAGGCTAAAGCGCGTCTACCAATGAGATTATTAGATGTCACATCAGTTAACGGAATAAATTCTTCAGGTAATTTAACCTGCTCTAAATTAACTTCTGTATGTTCAGATTTAGAAGTACCTACTAAAGAATGTAATGCTTGAAGTTTATCTAAAGGTACCTCTACATGTTTGAATAAACGAGTTAATTTTCTACCTTTAGTGTTACATACCCAACAATGCCAAGGATTGTCACCTTTAGCATTTGTATCCATGTTAACCTCAAGTTTAGGTTTATGGTGTTTACAAAATGGACAATGGTATGCTCTGTTGTTTTTAGAGGTATTTTTACCTTTACCTAAAACAGAGTCCACTAAAGTTATTAACAACTGGTTTACCATACATTATAATGTATGAAGAAGAGCATTAGGGGTAAAGTCTTTTTTGAAAAATTTACCTAATACATTATCATTATAACTGTTTACAAATAAAACATTGTACTTACACTGGTAAGCTGTTTCCCAATATGTAAGTTCTTTTTTAGTTTTTACTAATTTAATAATTTTTTTAGTGAATGCTAAGTTACCTTTAGATTTTATTTCTTCTAATATTTCCTTATTAGAACCCCAATATGTAGCCCAATCAGATTCTTTTTGTACTCTCTTAGTAGTTGCTTTCCTACCAGGGCCTGATTGTTCAGCTAGTTCTTTTTTAGTGAGTTTTTTCTTTACATTATGATAAAGACTTTTTTTACCAATGTAAAACTTACCTGTTATTATATTTGTAATTTCATAAATAAAACCAAAACATTCTTGTGGGAAATCATCTATTGTTTTAAATTCTTTGATTTCCATGTTTTCATACCAGAACCAATTATTCATAGTTTATTTATCTAAGTTTATGATTATACTCATATCTGTAGTTCTACTTGTAGGTAAAGGTTGTGATAATTTAGCCACTGCTAATAAATCATTAGTTTCATTATATAAACCTACTGTTGTAACATACGGGGCCCAATTTGATCCTGTCACAAAACCATATACTTGACCTCGTATATCTATAGAACAAGATGAATTTAGAGGATTTGTGAAATTACTACTTGAAATTAAACTTGGGTTTAAGGAGTAATTAAACTCATTTTCTCTAATAGTGCATTTATATTGGGTTTCATAGATAGTTCTAGAACTTTGAAAAGAAATTGCTATATTATTATCTGTAGTGACATTATTAATATTATTAAAGGTACCAATTAATACTATTATACCATGAGAATAATTTATTATACCTCTAGTGTTACCAATAACTCCTTCTGTTAAATAACCTTCTCCATCATCTGAATATATTAAATAATCAGGATCATCATAAAATACGAAATTAAAACTTCCAGGATTTATATAATCTCCATATAATTGAGAGGGAATAGATATAACCGCTATTTGATCATTAGCTCCTGTAGGGAAAGATCTTAATTGAGGAGGATAATATAATGTTGAATTTAAATAATTATCAAATCTACTATGAACATTAGTATCAACATTACTCTCAACTATATCACCATTTAAATCAGTAATAATATAAATACCTTCAGGGTTAGGTAATTCATTAGTATAATATAACTGTTTTATACTATTATAAATATCTCTTTGATAATATGAAGATGAGTAACCACTTGAAGCTGTAGTACCAGTTGTAGGTTCAGTTGTTATCTCAAAAGCACCAGTTATGTTTGTACCTATTAATCTCTCAATAAAAACATTGTCAGCGTTAAGGGAAGCAGTACCTGAAAAAGTAAAACTTTTATTAACAACAAATGGTGTTATTACAACATCCTGAGAAGTTAAAGATTTGAAAGCACCCATTCATTAAAAATCTAATTTAACACGTATTAATGCTTCTTTAGTAAAGTCTTTTTTAAGCGGTTTTGATAACTTAGCTACAGCTAACAATTCATTATTATCATTATACATTCCTACAGTTGTGATATATGTTTGAGGATTTTGTATAAAAGCATCATATATAATAGTACCTGTACTACCAGAAATAAAACTTGGATTTTCTGAGTAGTTAAATTCACCATTTCTTGCTCTTACAAATACATAATCAGATGTTACTGTTTCTTGGCTGTTTAATGAAAATGAACCACTAAATGTAGATCCAGAAACCATTTTACTATATAACCTAGCTGGGTTAGTTGGGTTAGGAGTACTATTGGAGGTTGCACTAGTGCTTAAATTCACACCACCGTTAACTTTAGTTAAATCTAAAGCTTTAGCATTTAAGATTATTGCCCCAATATCTGGGAGGAATAAGCCATAAGATCCAGAAATTGTCATACCTGCAGCTACAGCGTTAGGGGCACTACTAGATATAGGAATAGCTGAGCCATTACTACCTGATACTATTTGAAATACTCTACCGCAATCAAGATAAGAAGCAATTGGTGTGTCTCTACTATTGTCAGTTAAATAAAGAGCATTAGCGCTACTTGATAACACTAAATTAAGACTGCCTGGGAATAATGATTGTTTATATCTGGCTCTATCTATTGTTATAGAGTAAAAATCATTTTGGGTTACACCTCCAAATACAAAATTAGCATTTTCATCACCATAAATCAAATTACGAAATTGACCATAAATTGTTCTTGTTGGGGATAAATCACTTATACCAGCGTCATACCATGATGATCCTGATCCATATTTGTTCCCATATGCAATATTGAACTGAATTTCAGCTGAGGGATCAGTTGATGATATTTGATAAACATTTAAATAATAATTACCACTACTACCTGCTGCTTGAACAGAAGAAGTATACATATTATTTAATGTAGGGACATAATTTGTCCAAGCTGGAGCGGTAATTGAATCAGCACTTACAATAAAGTCTTGGGTATCTAATCTTACAAAAGCCATTTTTTATATTTTTAACAAGTTGTATTTTTATTTATTTGAACAGGAACTGTTACTCTAGCACCACTATCTCTACCAACAACAGTTAATGTAGTTGATATTTGATCAACTCCTTCTGGGAATAACAAGTTAGTAGTAGTAGCTGTTATATTAATATTAGTGCCAATTACTGTTTTAGACACGTTAGTTCCAAGAGTAGTTGTAGTGTTTAAAGCTGCAGCTTGTGATGTGTTAATACCAACACCATTAAATGTATTTAATAATCTAACATCTGCTATAGTAGCAACATATCCTGATGATTCAAAGGTTTGAGTTCCACCTAAATAATTTAATGTTTGGGGTTGAATAACAAGTGAAGCACCTTGGGGTAAAGTGATAACTGTATAACCTAAATCTAGAATAGGTAATCTTGAAGTACCTCTTGGAAGAGTAGTTAATAAGTACTTCATAATTTGAGTCTCATCAGGAAATGCTTCTAATAAAGGCATACCGTCAATAGCTTGACCATAATATGCTGATCCAGATGGGTGATTTGGATTATACATTGTATAATCAATTTCGTCATCTGAAAGAGCAAATTGTGTAATTCTAAAAGAACCATCATTTCTAGCTAACAATTCTCTACCTTTTCTTGTTAAGATAGCGTCTACTGTAACTATTGTATTATTAAGAAATCCCATTTTTTATAGATTATTTTATTATAAATATTAATTAATTATTTCTTTTGATGTTAAATCAGTGATTATTTTATCATAATTGTCTATTAATTCTTTAGATACAAATTCAGGTTGAATTATACCTGTAAAACTATTTCCTGTTATAGGTTTAAATACATCTAAAACCACATATGTTCCATCATTTATAACTCGGTAAATTACAAAATGATTTAAATTCATAGTTTGAGTTCCAAATCCAGTGATAGTACTTAATGAAGGAGTAACAATTAACATTAAATATCCAGTAGTTTCATTAAAAAAAACTTTAGTTATATTATAAACTTGATCTTTATTATATTCAAATCTAATCCAATCTCCAGCTTGAATATCACCAAATGGGATAGTTATAGGAGAAAAATTCATTAAAGATGATGATAGGTCAAGATTTTGTGTATTATTTAATTGGTAAATATTACTTAAAGCCTCATTACAAAATAAAACAGAAATTCCGCCATTATCGGCATTATATAAATTAGTAGTAGATCCTGTTATAAAATATCCACCACTAACATAAACAGCATTGATTCCATTAATTAATGATGCACTAGTGGAAGTAGATCCAGAAACACCAGGTTGATATTCTTGAATAAATCTAACACGACTCTCATATTTTCCACTACCTGCTCCTACTATTTGCAATGGGTAACCACTATTATCATTATCTACTTTATATTGAATTTTAAATTCATCATTAGCTGAATAATCAATCCAACCTGTTGTAAGTTCATAATCACCATCACCTGACCCAGCATTAATATAATTATAAGTACTTGGACTTAATACTTGGCCTTTATTATAAATTATTGGTTGGCCTTCTAAAATTACATTATTATTTTGTAATATCCGTAAATTAAAAGCACCTCCATAATATGTGTTTACAAATTCTTGCCCATCTTGAGTGGGTTGAAATGCACCCACTACTGAAGATGATACATATATTTTAGCTCTAATTTTAATTCTAGTACTTGTTTGAGTTGAGCCACTATTGATAATATACTCAGGAGAACTATTAGTCCATACATTAGTGTTAGTATATTGAGTTAATGTTGTAGCGTATGGTAAATCTACATAACCCCCTTCAGTAGTGTTTAGATTTCCAAATGAAGCTTGAAACTCAGCAGTGACATTTGGTGTTAGAAAAATATCTGGAGGTGATGTAGTGAAAGGGTATGAGAAACTCATAGTAGTCACATAATCTTGAATATTTTTTCCAGTTTCAGTAACTAAAATAGGCACTATTCTACCAACATGTGTTATAGGATGTATACCTGTTAAAAAATTATCATTTGGATTAGTAGTTGATAAAGGATCATTACCTATTAATCTAATTACAGCATTTTTGCCTGGTTCAAAATTATTAATTAAATTATATAAGGCTGTAGCTTGAGGGTCAGATGTTTTATTAGCAGGTTCAGGATTAACAACATTACCTTGAGTATCGATTATATACCTAATAAAGTATGCAGTTTGGTCTATTAATTCAGGGCCTGTTCCTCCTACACCATCAAAAAAGGCCATGTATGTTTGATTTTGTTCTACTACAGGTTGACTATTTGCAGAACCAAAATTGTATTTATAACTGTTTAATAATTGATAAGAATCTTGGGCCATAATCTTTATTTGCTATATAATAAATATTAAATAATATTAAAATCACGTGAACTTATTCTTGATCCGTTATATCTAATATTAGACCAAGCTCTTGAAGAGTAATTTGAATCTTGAACTGAAGCTGCGGTTGCTGTTCCTGCAAGGATTGGATCAAAATTTTGAGGAATAATCATTCCTGCTCCATAATCAACATCTAAATATTTAAATGAAAATTGAGGAATACTAGCGTTACCAAATAATGGATTGTAGTCATTATATTCAAAATTTAAAAATTCAGGATTAGGTATAAATGAAGAGGTGTTGGTTAGAATAATATCACCAAATGTAGTATCCCCAGAAGATGTTATAGGTTGAGCTTGTAAGCCAAATAAATAATAAGTTGACTGTTCTTGAACAGAGTTAACAAAATATTGAACAGAGCCTACATCACTATATGTTAATATAAATGATTGAAGTTGTTCTAAATATGCTGATTTATCATTTCCATTTTGGTCAATTCTGGCTATTTTAGCATATTTAACACCTTGTGTTATTTGATTGAAATAATTGCTTGTAGGCATATTTTTATATTAAAAATTAATCATATTATTATTATCCTCCTTTACCAGGTGATGGAGTTGAACCACCGCCAGTGCTGCCACCAGGTATTGCCCCACCACCCGGTGTTAATCCATTATTAAGTGAACTACCTGTATCATACCATAAAAGTATTTGGCCATCTAATGGAGCTAAAGAATTATTAAGGAAATAAGTTGATGAAAAAGGAATTCCACCAAAATCTCCATATGAAGGATAAAGAGCTATACTATAATTTACTAGTTCAGTTGATGGGTATTTAAATACATTTTTATTGTTTAATTCACCTGTTGATGCTTCAATGGTTGTTCCAGGTAATTCACCATTATAAAATTCACGTTGATCTTCTCTTATTAAATAAGTTGAACCAGAAGGACCTAATGTTAATTCTTTCCATGTTTGTTTTGAATATGGATAAGCGTGTAAATCAGCATTAAGAAGAGTAGAATTAGTAGAAACCATGAGCTGTAAAATCTCATTTGGAGTCACATATAAAGGTCCTATAATAAATGTATATTCCCCAGAAGGATCACCTGATGCTTTTCCAACAGGAGTACTAAATCCATTTATAGATGATGATATCACAAAATTATATTCAAGAGTACCAAGATTTGAAGTAAATGTGAAAATAGTATTTCCTGTATAGTTAGGAATAATTAGTCTAATATCATTAGAACCAGATGATACAACATTGTAATACCCATTGGTTACCATAGAACCATTTGTTCCAGCTGTACTAAAAAATATCGGTTTGTAGGTTCCTAGGGTAAATGTTCCATTTATACCAATATATTGTAAAATAGTTCCATCAGATACAGTGTTAAACTCATTGAATGTACCTCCAGTACTACCAGTAAAGAAAGCTGTATCTATTGATCCAGTATAAGTAACATCTTCCCACTCCATTTGAGGTTGAGGATATTTACTTCTTTCTAATAAGTGTTGTTTTACAACTATACCTGATCTTAGATTTGTTCTTGCAGGAACAAAATCTTTAATCATTTTAAATAATGAATTGTCAAAGAACTTTATTAACCTAATGTAATCAAAAAGATCATAATTGGCAATATATTTTTGAAAATATGTTTGACTTATTAAATTTAAGTCTGGGTAGTTGGGGTAATATGTTTGTCTTGGGTCACCAATGTATTCTCCAATGTTAAAGTATCCTAGTGATGAAATGATATCATCATCAATTTCATTTTGGGGTGAAAAAGCAACTTCTAAAATATTAACATCAGGAGTTTCACTTCCTTGTGAAGGATACTGCTGTTGTATACTTCTATATTGTGTTAAAGTATTTCCAGATTGGGTATATTGAAGATTTATTGATGGATGACTTGAAGATACAATTTGTATTTTATCATTTACTCTATTACGTAAACCAGCTATAGGAGAATCTAAGAAAAATGTTTCTATGTTAGAGACAAAATCTATACCACTACCTATAGAGGCATCACTGTCACTAGCGAAAGACTGAGTAGTGATCCATGATCCTGTTATTTTAGGATGGATAGAAATTGAACCAGTGTAAAGTTCATTTCCTAATGGTAATCTAAAAGCTAAAGCATTAGCATAAAACTCAGTTTCATTATTGAAAATATCTGTAGAGCTAGGGTTCATTATGAAATCCTTAAAAGCGTCTATAGTTTGAGGTATAGTCCAATATCTAATTTCTTGAATATTTCCTGTGAATATACCATATGGGTTAGAGAGTGAATTAAAGAAATAACTAACGCCACCTGATAAATCCCAAAATCCTCCCATGGCTGCAGAAGCAGAAGCTAAAAATCCAATTTCATTTCCATCATACCCATTATAATCTAATTTATTTCCAGCGTGTAAAGTAAGGGTAGATCCTAATCTACTAACCATTACTGACCACCAATTGTTATCATAAAATGGTAAATATATACTAGCACTTGTATTAGGACTGTTAACTATATCTGGTATAAGATCTAGTTTAGCATATTGCCATTCAGGAGAGTAGTTTGATCCTGAATCTGGGTAGGCATATGAAGCTGTTGAATAACCAGAACCTGTATATGTTAAGGATATTGCTGAGGCTAAAAAAGGAGAACTATACAAATACCATAAACCTTGTTGGAATGGAGTGTTTGAAGTAGGTGTCTCATTAGTTTTAAACCTAAATTGTAAAACTCTAGGGATATCATCAGTTGAATTCCAATTGGTATTTAAATCCCAAGGAGTTACAACATATTTATTAGTTCCAGATCCTGTTTGAGCAGCTAAATTATATCTCTCATAGAAATGATCATAAGTAGATGTGTCTCTGTCTCTTCCGCCAAACTCACTAATTCTTAAAATAGTGTCAGGGATACCATAAACATTAATAAGGTTTCTTAAACCAGCGACTGTACCTTTTTGTTTTAATAATAAAGGTAAATTATGGTATAAACGTTTATATACTTCTTTATTAACATCATCTACAGGTGTATATAAAGCTTCTTGAGAAGCAGTAACATAATTAGTTATTAATTCAGTTGGATCACCAGGAATATAGATATAATCATCTAAGAAGTAACCTATATTTCCTTCATCAATATATGAACTAGTAATATACACATTACCATTAAGAGCAAGACCATTTGGTGAACCCGATGGATAAAAATTAAATCCAGTAAATGCGTTAAATAGATTATCTGTGGAGAAATTATTTTGATATATTTTTAAACCAAATGATCTTAAAGCATCTGCTACTAAATCTTTAGAGATACCATAATCTAAACGATTATCACCATTATATCTATTAGTCACATCTTTATAATAAACCCAAATATTATCATAATGTTGACCCACCATATTAACAAATACTTTATATGGATCATTTTGAGGATCATCTATTAAATAAGTAGGAATGGTATTTATTAAATAATCTTTATTAGTAGCATCATATGATGAAGCACTAGTTATTTGATCATTATACCATGCCATAGCTTGTGGGCTATTACTAGCCATTAAGTCATATGGGGGCACATCTGTTCCTTTAGGATAAACATTAGATCCTGAGGTGTAATAAAGATAATATTCATACCCATCAAAATTTTTAATTATATTAGATATTTTTTCTTCTAATATAGTTACACTACTTGAAATGGAAGATGAAGTTGATGTTATTAATGTTGTTAAATTAGCATTATATTGTTCAATTAATTGAATTTTATAATAAAAATTTTCTATTCTAGATTGAGCTGAAGAAAAGTGCACAAAATTTGAAAAGTCAGTATAATCTATACCTATTTCTATGCTCTTTTCTTCTAAATAAGAAAGAATTTGATTATAAGAAGAAGCTAATCCGGTAGTTAATAATTGTTCATAATTTATATAATTACTTGAATTATTAATTTTATCTTTTAAAGTTAAATTTAAGTTGGGGCCTTTAAGAGTTGGATTTGTAATTATAGGTATAATTACTTCAGGTTGAAATTGAATATTAAAGGCTAAAGGATCAGCTACTTGAGTAACAATCCATAATGTATCTTTTAGATTATATTGGGGAGGAAGCGGTTCATATAAATTAATTAATACTTCATATTGTAGTTTAGAAGTATCAACTAATATATTATTAGCTATGAATAAATTATTATTACCAAAATTAAGATAAAAATCTTGAAAGTATAAAGGATTTGAATTTAATTTTTGTTTAAATTCATCAACTAATGCTTCTAGATCTGTATTGATTAATTCATTAGAACTTAATTTTAACTCAGTTCTATCTGGAGAGATTTCTTTTATATAAAAAATTCTTTCATCAGGAGATGAGTTTAATTCATTATTTAAAAAATTATATATTACATTATACTCACCATTAGTAAATCCTCTTGTTATTAAATCTTGTTCAGGGTCTAAATTAATATTATATATTAAAGAAGAACCAGCTGGTGAAGAGTTATTAATTACTTGAAAATTAATAAAATCATACTCTGTTATTTGAAATAATCCATTTGAAGATATAATACTATATTCAATATAATTGACTGAAGGAGTAAAATTTGATGATAGATTATCAATAGGGATTAAGGATACATCTTGAGGAGAGTATATTTGAGTCTCTAAAGTTATTGGATCTATGTTTGTAACAATAGTAGCCATATTATATTGTTGGGGTATTTATTGAAGTTGGTATACTAGCTGATATTTGAAAGGTAGCAATTTGTTGATTAGCTGCTAGTAAATCTTGTCTTAAAAGAGTTATTTCATCTAATAACGCTTGAACATCTTCACTAACTTGGTCAGCGTTTATATAATCCCCACTTTTAGCTACTATATAAGCATGCGAATTAGTATCTCCTTGGGTAGGTATATCGTAAAAAATAGAATTATAAAGGTCAAAAAATTCAGTTACTGTAATAGTATCTGCTAGAGGAGGAGGAGGGGTTGATACTTGAGAAAAAGTAGTATCAATTGTTTTCTCATAAGCCTCTTTATTATAAACTGTTCTATTTAAAGAATAATTAGCCATTTATAACTTTAAAATAATAATTATTATCAAAAACTACTGTTGAATCATTTATAATACTTTTAATAAGTATTTTATAATATCTTTCAGGTTCTAAACCATTCATATAAAGTGTAAAATAACTACCTTGCTCATCAACACTTAATTGAGTATATTGGTCATCGAAATCTACAACAACTTCATTAGTATCCAAGTCTTTTATTGAATAATATGAAGAAGTTGGTAAATAATAATTTGTAGTATAAAGAGAAGCAGTTTGAAAAACTCTAGCTGGGTATGTTGGTCTACTATTGACTCTAAATTTGTTTATACTTTTAGGATAAAACACACCTATATTATCATCAATAGATATAGTAGCTATAGGAGTTGATAATTTAGTAATGGTAGAAGAACCAGTATTAAATATATAATCTCTCCATCTGAATTCTAATTGAGGTGGGTAGATAGTATTGGTGTCTCTAGAGAAAAACTGCATTTTAATTTGATAGTTTTCACTATTAACAAATTCAACAGCTTGTTTAGCTATTAAACCATTATTTTCTATAGTACCACTATACCACGCTTTAACCATATTAGTAATATCAGTGTTGATATCACCAGTTTCAGTATAAGCAAAACTTTGAGTTGAATAAATAGGTAAAACAGTTGTGTTTGAAGAACTATAATACCAATTACCTCCACCTAAAGTGCCACTATATGAAGCAGTAACATTAACAGAATAGCCACTTGTAGACCAAGCATTACTACCAGAATATAATCTCCATCCCCAACTAACACCATTTTGAATCTCAGGATTGTAATTGTATTTTCCTGTTCCCATATTCCAAGAGCCTGAAATAGGGTAAAATTCAAGTTGAGTGTCTAAATTTAATCCTTCTAAATTAGCTAAAAATCCTCTAAAATATGCTTTCCAATTTGATCCACTAATTTTATTATTAATAAGATTATTCATCTCAGTAGAATCAAATTGTATTAAAAATCTACTAGCTTGAGGTAAAGCAGAAGCATTAATAATTGAAGTAGAAGATTCTAATATTTCATCTAGTCCAGTGTTTTTACTTGGATATAATGAATATATAGTAGCATCTTTAGTAGGAAATATTTTATAAATAGCCATTATATAAACTCGTCAATAGTTCTGTTTAATAAAATTTCATTTTCTTGAGCTCTAAACTGGTCTGAGTAAGTATTATTTGAGCTATAAGGAGCAGGAGTATTAAGAGTTTTAACCTCTGATCCAATTTTAGTTGTATATGAAGATGGTGGGGGATCTAATAACCCATCAGCTTTTGTCTTTTCAAACAATTGTAATAAATTACCTTGTCCTCTAATAGCTCCTTCAGGAGTTTTTAAATATTGATATGAATCATCATATTTTTTAGCAAAATCACCATAACGTTTAGGGGAACCATCTAAATATGTTTCATCTAATTTATCTTGTAATCCTTCCATGATAGTTAGTTTTAATTATAAATATAAAAATTACAAAGGTACTACACGACCTATTATATCTGTATTAGGATATTTAACTTCAAAAATCATAGGATCTAATGAAGGATAAATAATATTATTTTGAGTAGCACCCATGATATCATAAGCGTAAGGTGAGTAACCTAAATTAACACCTACTTTATTAATAATATTAATAGTTTTAACAGTTTGAACACCATCTATTCTATCTAACAAAATATATAAATCTCTTAATATAATAGGTTCATTTATTTGCCATTTATCAATATTAAAATAGTCTTGTAACTGTTTAATACAATTGAATATTACTTCATTATTGTTATACTCTGGGAGAATTATTAAATCAAATTCAACTCCAATGTTAATAATAAAAGCATCTTTAATTTTAATAGAATCATTAATAACCCTATATTGAGATAAATATGTTTTTAAATTTTGTTTTAAAGCTATAGAGGCGTTTTTTAATTTTTTGTCATTATCAAAAGCTAAAACATATAAATCTAAAATAGATGGAGTCTCACCTGGGAGAATGTTTTCTAATTTTTGTGGTTCAATGTATGCTTTTGAAATAGTTCCATATTGAGGAGGCATACTTAAAGCTCTAACCAAATAATCATCTTGAGTTACAGTTCTTAATTGAGTAGCAAATGTTGATAAAGAGTTAAATCTTATTTCATCAGGAGAATCACCATCTTGTCCACCAGTAGCAGCTAATGGATTTTGAGCAGCCACAGAATTAAATACTATTTGGGATAAGATTGGGTCTAAATTATTATTTTGAAATTTAATATTTGATGTGTTATCTATAGTATTAAAAGCATTAGCCGGGACATTAGCTGTTACACCACCACCTGTTAAGTATCTAATTGTTAAAGTTGTATTACTTGGGGATATACCATAAGTATCAGTATATAAAAAATTAGCTGGTGAGAACGCTGTAGTTAATAATGAACGTTTATATGGTAAACCTAAACCAATATTATCTGAGTTAGGGATGATTTCTTCATCATTATTTTGAGTATTAGTACCAGCACCAAATTGAATTTGAAGAGTAGTAGGAGAGGTAAAACGAGTTACAAATCTACGAGGTACTTTTCTTAATTGTAATAAATATGGGACTTCACTTTCATCAGTGTAAGTATTTGGATCATTTGGATTTGTATTTTTAATAGTGTCAAATATCATTTCTTGAGCCAAATATGGCACTTCATACCATTCATTACTATCACTATCTACTATATCTAATATTTGAATTATATTAGAATCATCTATCTCAATAGTTTGAAAACGTTCAGTTGATCCAAAATTAAATGTTGTAGTTTGTATGGTAGCTGATATAGCTTTACGAGTTTTTTTAAGGAGATAAAATTCTGGGTTGTTGGTAATGGTATCAATAGTTAATACAGTCACTTGTGTAGGATCAGTAGAACTAGAGAATGAAAAATCAATAGGATCTTGAATTAAGAAATTTGTGTTACCAACTGTGGTTGAAGATAAAGAAGTATTTTCAGCTATTTGTATAGCATAATTATAATCAGGTACATAAGTATCACCTAACAATATTGAAGGAACTTGTTGATACACATCAATATCTACTGTGGCTACACCTGTTACTTTAGGCCTGTAACCTAGCATATAAGCTAAAGTATAGAGATTATTTTGTTGGCGAGTAAATTGAATGAAATTTTCTTGAATTTGATTATCAAGATAAAATGACATTATATCACCTACATAAGCAGACATTTCCAAAAATAACATACCTGGAGAGGATGGGGAAAAGTCATTATATGTTGAAGGAAAATAAGTTTTAGTATACTCAATAAGAGCATTTCTTAATTCACCAAAATCTTTATTTACATATTTTATATCTCTATTTTCAGTGGCCATATTTAAAATATTATTTGTATATTTTGAGCATTACTACCATAAATTGAATATACTATATTTAATTGGATAGCATTTTCTTCATAAGATGGTGTTAATGTTAATGATATTACATTTACACTAGGAAAATTATTTTTAATATCATTAGTTAATTTTATTTCTAGAGCTCTTAAATTTGATTCAGTTGTATTTTCAAATATAAAATTTCTTAAATTTGAACCAAAATCAGGATTCAAAACACGTTCTCCTTTATTTGTTAAAACATAATTAATTATATTTGATTTAATTTGGTCTACAGTTGTATAAGTAGAATTAAACACTGAATTGCCTAAAGGAGCAGGAGTTGGGAATGTAGAACCACTAAATAATACATTGTTTGGTTGGGTTGGAACACCATTAAAAGGAATAGATACCCCAACAGCAACTCGCTTATTTATATCTAAAGGATGTTTATTTGGTAATCTAATAGCCATTATTTAGTCATTAATCCCATTATTTGATCTAAACTTACTTCTCCACCAGGTAAACTTGAACCTTCACCTACTGTGCTAACAGGAGGAGGAGTATAAGTTGGTTGAGCATGTGATGAATTAGCAGTTATCATAGTGTCAAATTCACCTCCAATCATATTGCGTAAGTTACGTTTAATATCTGGGTTGATATTAGTTGATGTAGTCTTTATATTAAAAGCTAAAGGATCAGCATTTTCAGTAACTACAGTTTTGGGAGAACGTACAGCTTCAAGAAGTATATCTTTAATTTCTTCTTGAATTGCTTCACGAACTGCTTCTTTAATTAACTTTTTTAACATATCTGTTTTCATGGTTATAAATATTTGATTATTCAGCTGTTAACTGAGGATTTGAATCTATAATGAATCTTAGTTGGTCAAGTAACACTTGTGGATCAGATGCAAATGATGAATCTGTTTTTAACACAGGTACTCCTTGTCTATTTAAAGCTTGAGCAAAACGACGTGGGTATTTATTAGTACTTGCTTCATCAAGTTTAATTTCTAATTTAAAATTTTTATAAGTATTACCTTCTTGAGTTGCTTGTATTACTGTACTGTTACTAATTCCTGTTGATTGGTTTACAAAAATATTTAATTCATCATTAATTGCTTCAAAAGGTACATCTTGTTCATTAGCGCATTGTTGTATCAAAATATCTAAATTATTTAATAATCTTAAAACTATACCTAATATAGTCCCAAAAGCAGCTAAAGATAAAGTAACAATACTTATAACAACATTAGCTTTTTTTAATGCTTCTTTTAATGCATCTTTACCACTACCTGTTGTTTCTATAACACCTGAAGTTAAGGGAGGTAAACCAAGAGGAGGAACACCTGTAGCTGGGTAGGGTAAAGCTTCTATTACTGTTATACCAGCTTGTATGGATGTTATAGCTGTATTAGTTATGGATAATGCTTTGGTTAAAATATTGATTGTTTTATAAACATTATTTATTTGTTTAACTAATTTATTTCGTTTATTTATTAATTCTAATAATTTAGCCTGGGTAGGACATTGAATTTGATCTAAAATTTTATCTAAAGGTATTTTGGAAATAATAGCCTGTAAAGCTACATTACCAAAAGAAGCTAATAGTTTTATAATAAAAGGAATAATTGTTTTTTTAAGTTCTTCTTTTTTATTATTAGCTGAATTGGCTAGTTTTTCTTGAGCAGAAAGTTCAGAATTACCTTGTTGTTTAATTAAATTAGTTTCTTCAGTTAAAACTTCTTGATTAACTTTATTAGTAGCTGTAGCTGTAGGATCAGGAGTAGGAGGTATAGTAATATTAATTGAATCAAACTGTTTCCCTGTTCCTCCAGTTATATCTCCTCCTGTCTGTTGAATATTAGTTACTTCTCTAATTTCATGTCCTTCTTTAGAAATAGTTACAGTTGAAGTTTGAGGATCAAAAGTTGTAGGAGTTGTTATCTCCCAATTACCATCCTTATCAGTTACAGTTTCTGTGCTAGTATCTGAAGCACCAGGGCGTTTAATAATTTGGGTTGGCTTATCAGGACCATAATCAAAATACCAAGGTGCTTGATATATATTAAGTATTTCATTCATCCAAATAGCAGGTTCATCATAATTCTCAAGAACATTAAGTACAAAAGTTTTATTTTCAGGTATACTTAGATCAGCGTAAAGAATTGGGTCTTTAGTATAATATAGGTGATGCTCTTCTAAATTAGGGTCTGTTAAAGGATTATATGGTTCTCCTTTAGCAATTAAATCTTCTTTATCTTTAATATATTTATTATACTTTTCACTATAGTTTCTTATATAACTAATACGATTGATAAACCATTCAAATACAGTGTATGCGGCATATCCTTTCATTTTTGTTGTTCCTGATTTTTTAAATACTTCATAAAGATCTTCAGATGAACATGCTGTACCACAAGTTTTGATTTTTTGAAACAAAACCTCATAAAGACTATCAAAACTTGGAGGTATAGTAGAAAATACTTCCTGTGGATCACATGATTTAGGGCACCCATCTATGTATCCTCTAGAGGCAAATGTTGAATTAGCCGCTGTAGAATCATATTCTGCTCCTTTTTCATCCCATGCTTTTTTTAACGCTTGGGTGTTTATAGATTTCGGTTGTGGAGGAGGATCAACATTATATGGTTTTGGTTTAGTTTTATATTCAGGATATTTTTCTAATAACCATTTTCTAAACTCATCACTTTCAGTTGAATTTTGAAAAGGTGTATCTGGGTATTCTTTAGGTGGATCTATTTTTACTGTTGCTCCAACTACTGGTTGTCCTTTATCATCTGTTATTTTGCCTGAAAATGTGGTTTGATTTGATGAAGATGAGGGAGGAGGAGTAGAAGAGTTTCCTTTAAAAATTTTTATGACTGAATCAGTTAAAGCGGTAATATGGCTTTTACTACTACTAGTGTCATTTGCACCTTCTTTAGCATCTTTTCCTCTAGCACATGCTTTATAATGTATAAACATGTTTTTAGCAGGTATTCCTTTATATCTTATTTTATCTACATTACAATTATAAGGTTCAACACAATATATTTTTGATTTATCAATGTTTACTTGTTGAGCAAGCGAACATGCTTTACTAAATAATATAACAGCCTCAACTACATTATTTTTAATAAAGTTGTTTATATTATTAATTTCTGTGTATCTAAAGCTAACAAAATTATCTTCTTTATAACCTTTTTTAAATGCGTTTATTTGAGATTCGTGGGATATTTCTGAGGTTAATCCTGAGACGAAAATAACATATTGTGGGTTCATATTTTAAAAATTATTTTTTATATAAAAAACTCATCAATGTAAATTGTAAGATTTACCTTTTAGATCCTTTGTTAACAAAAACTTGATTAGAAAGAATACTTTTATTATTAAGAGTATTTTTAAGATTAGTACAAGCTGATTTTAATATAGGACCAGCTGTAGTTAAAGTAGCTACTGGGCCTATGATAGCTGTATTTGTTGTCATTGCTTCAGCGGCAGCTTCTACAGCCTGTATGAATGTTAAAAGTGCTTGAGTTAATTCTTCTCCTAATACTGCTGATTGTAGTTGTATACCTTCAGTACCAAATGATGATCCAAGATATACTTTAGGAGCAGCTAAAGTAATTTGATTAATAGCATCAAAGTTAAGAGTTGTATTAGCTGATAAATGTATTGATTTATTTGAACTTAAAACAATATTGTCATCTTTAGAGTTAAATACTAATTGACCTGAATTAAGTAATATTTGATCTCCTGGATAGTATTGAACTGTAGGTACATTATTTGTATTTGAAGCGTATGAGTCTGATTTATCACTAGATAATACTAGAGGTATTTGTTGTCCAGCTGTTAAGTAAATAGAAGATTTATCTGTATTAATGTTTTCTAAGGTAGGTACCCATGGTTCAGTAGAATCTAAAATATTTCTCCCTATATTAGATTGACCATTTCTTAATATCATTATAGGACTACCAAAATCTTCTTCATCAGCACCTGATGACCAAAGATTAGAATATACTTTATCATTATCAACTGTAGAACCTAATCTAATAGAATTACTGTATCTACCCTCATATATTATATCACCTTCGTATGGTAAAAGAGGGTAATTATTTAAGACATTATTTTCATTAAAATAATTTCCTAGTTCTATACTAGTGTCTTGATCTGTTATTCTTCTAACAGACCCTGCTTCTACTAATGGGTATTCTTTATCTTCTAATTCAGGAGTAATATCAGAAGAAGGTACAGCATTATGTACTTGACTATTCCAAACATTTATTGGGGGTAAATAATAAGCTGCTACAGCTGAGGTATTTTCAGTTACATTAGGATCTGCTAAATATATTATAGGAACTATCTCATTAATTAATGGATATTGTTTTATATTAGGAAAAGCAGGATAAGCTGGGATAAGTGGAATGACATCAGAAAAAACTGGTTGGAGTGTAGGTTCAATAAAAATTGTTCCTATACTATTCCAACCTCCAAATTCATCAAATCTATCGTGAGTATCATCTAATATAATATCTCTAACTCTACTAGAAATAATAGTGCTAGTTGATGTTACTGATTTTACATCTAATTTAGGAGCATTATATTTAATGGTATTACCAAAACCAAATCTAATATCAAGACTCATTACTCACCTCCTTCTTTAAACTTGTCTATTTCGGCTAGCAATTGAGCTTTTTCTTCTTCAGAAATACCAAAACCGCCTTCAGCAGTTCCGTTATTACTCATAATACGCTGAATGATAGTAGCCATTTTAATTAATTGTTCATCATTTTTAACACTTATTTCTAAGTATTCTTTAATTAAAGGAACAATTAAAGTAGCATCTCCTATTTCATTTACTAATGGTTTAAGTTCTGATATAAGAGCAGATATTTGTTTTTCTTTTTTCTTTTGATTATTGTATATCTCCTCTAATATATCAGAAAATTTTTTACCACCAAACACAATATTATCTAAACCATTCATGGTATTTATTTAGTTATAAATATACTTATGGGAAATTTGTATACCCATTTTCTAAATAGAAATAATAGTGTTCTTTAAATATATCGTAAAGTCTATTTGCTATTTTAGTAATTTTAGGT